ACATAATGTATTGCCTGGTAAATGTATAAGTAAATCTGAAATAAATTTATTCCTATTTTCATTTTCGCCTAGGAATTGCAATTCATCTGCATATGACATTCTTTCTCTTATGTTACTATGTTTTAGAATTATACATTTAATTTTAAGATCAGCTAGTGTTTTTTGTTTAATTAACTCCTTTGTAGTTGTTACTTTTTCAACAGGACCGAATAGACCTTCTAAAACAAGCCTATGCGTCTGTGTTCCATCTAGGGTGCCTGTAAGACCGAATCTGTACTTACACTGGTGTAACTTAGTCATGATGCCTGTTAGTGATTTAGCCTTAAACATATGCGCTTCATCACCAATCACACATCCAAACACTTCAAAATATTTCTTTGGCATTTTATATAAAGATTGCCAAGTTGATATTACAACATCTTTAGTTACCTTTCGGTCATGTCCTTGATACACCTTTTGACAATATGTACCAGAGCTCCAACCATAATCTTCAAAATCTTTATACATCTGTTCCACCAGAGAAGTGGTAGGAACCAGTATCAGAGTCTTTAATCCCATCATATGATAATAACGAACTAACGAATAGATTATGAGTGATTTACCCGAAGCAGTAGGAGAAAGAAGAAGAGCACGATTTCTGGCAATACCATGATGTACTGCATCAATTTGGTAGTCACGCACTTTGAGAGATTTCCCGGCGGATTTTGGTTTAAGTGACCTGATGAAATCTCTAACAACCTGACGTACAACATTCCGCTCATCTTCTACTCCTTCTTCTAGTATATAGTCAATTTCATTCCTTTGACAAAAACTTTTTATATATTCAAGTAATCCAACATATATCTCACCTGTAGCTGGTGAGAATAAACGAATCTTTCCATCCCACATTCTACTGCGAAAGCTGGGCATAAAACTTGCGCCCGGAACCTCAAATGTAAAGAACTCTGTAAGTTCTTGTTTTGTTGATGGTTCTAGATTTTTTAAAACTAAATATACTTCATTCTTTTTAGATATGTGCATTTTGTAATGTACCTTGCTTACCGTAATTACCTCTTAATAAAATATTCCAAGAGACACTAATACGATATTCTTTTGTTGGTGGCACCCAATGTTGCAACCATGACGGAAAAATATATCCAGAACCTTCTATAGAATCAAATTGAATCATACTAGAGTTATGCCAATTTGGTGTGTTTCTTGGTTGTAATACATTTGCTGCAGGCCTTGGGTCAAAAAATTGTATGGGTGCAGTTTTACCAGCCTTTAAATAATATACACCAGAAAGAAAATTATTTGAATGAGTGTGGGGTGGATGAGATTCGCCACTGTTAAGTTTATTTGCCCACATATTTGTTATTTCTATTTTATCATATTGATATTGTTGTTTATATAAAACTTTAGTTGTAGCCTCCAATATACCATTTACTAAAGGTTTAAAATTTCTTTCACGAAATAATTGATCTGGCAAATCTGACGGTAAGTTAACAATTTCAATAATAGGTTCATGATTTATCTCTAAAGAAAATTGATTTATTGCTGTCGGAAAACAATCAAAAGATTTTACATCAACCATGTTACAATACTCCAACGTGTTCCCTTAGTAACTATTTTTGCCTCATGAGGAAACATAAAGTTGGATGGAAATATAATTGCAGACCCTCTACTTGGACAAAACTTTTTATCTGCTACACAAAACTCGCCACCTTCATAATCATCATTAAGATATAGCAGTGCAGAAACTTGAGGATAACCATACTGTTGGCCGTGACTATGATGAATATTATCTATATGACTTGACATAAACCCGCCTTCACTATATCGGTTTATTCTAAAATCTGTGGTGTGTTGTACACTAAATCTATCAAAGTCTTCTGAATATTTTTTTATAACTCTACTGAAGCCTCCACGAATAACAGGATAGAGAACACTATCCTTTTTCACCCAGAACTCATCCATACAAACTCGTTCATTGGATGAGACTTTACCTTCTTTATTTGAGAATGGAGATGAAACAAATACTGTTTCTGTGCAATGTAGCACTTCCTTACATTGACCTTCAGAAAGAATATTCTCATAATATTTTATATAACTATTCACATTCATTATATCATTCCTGCTTCAAACTTCTTCCATTCAATTGAATTTTTTATATCCCATCCACGATTGTCTATAGATTTTATTACACCCTTGCAATAGTCTACACATGAATCGTAATAGCCAATTTTATTTTGAAGTTTAAGAATCTCATCATCGGATTGAATATACATTACAAGGTCTGTTTTCATAACCTTGATATCAAATGGTTTTGCAGCATACACCTTTGCATCAGATTTACCACCATAGTATTCCCATTTTTGGCGATACATCTGTTGGTGATCTGTTTTTGCTCTTATTAGTAAGAGTTCAAAGTCAGCTTTAAAGTCTAACCACTTTTGTTTTATGTGTTGATTTTTAAATGATTCTTGATCAATGTGTTCATAATCAGTTACAGGTAGGTCTTCTTTTGACATTTTTTTTAACATATCTAAATTCATATTTACTCCATAATAAAAAAAAGTGAGCAGTTTGATGTCTCTTATATAATATATTGACACTAGTGAGCCGCAGCGAGTCTTCACTAGGAATTAAGTCTAAAGATTTGATAATTTGTTAAGCGTATCAAATCTGCTCATTTTTATTTATAAAGATTTAATATCGTAGATTTGGTAAGCAAATTCAGCTGATGCAGTCATGTATTCAACATCTGTTGCAGATTGAGTAAAATCTAACGCACTTAATGATATTGGAAATATATTTTCAAACACAACTTCAACAATAGGATTATTTTTATTTGATAATATCATAAGAAATGCATCTGAATACATTGCTTTGTCTGGGACTGAACCACCAACTATGTCAGCAGCTGGCGCAGTTCCTCCAGCTGGAGAATTTGAAGTGACATCTCTAAATGTACGAAATTCTTCTCTATTTGATGGAAAACCAATCCCTTTCATCCAATCATGAAGAGACTTATAATTTTCCAAATATTCATCAACAATAAAAGTAATACTTAAATTCTCATATGTTAATTTATCCCCAATGATAGGAATGTCTTTGAATGGTGTAGGCAATGTTCCAGCATCAGCACTAATGCCAGGAAGGTTAGCACCAACAGTAAAGAATTCTACCTTCGGTAGTTGATTGATACCAAACCTAAATTGAGTTGGACTTGCATAGTCTAACTTTTCTGGTTGACGTGATAGTGGTGATTGTGCAGTTGCCATACATCTATTTATAATAAAAAAAAGGGGGAACCCGAAAGTTCCCCCCTTTAAAGTCTATTATACCCCTTATTTTACATAAGGTTAGAGACCTTAACGCGACGATACCAAGCATTGGTGTTCGCATCCAGTGACGCATCGGTATTAACCGTGTCAGCGGCAGCAACCGCACCCGCAGCAGCGAATGGGTTAGCAGCAAGACCATAACGAGTCTTGAAACCAATCTTAGGCTGGAAGGAATTCTCACCTACCGCACGAACCATCTGAAGAGGAACGTATGGGCAGTAGAAGAAACCAGCGTCGTAAGGCGAAGTGCCCTTATAACCAACAACATAGTACTGCGAAGCAGCAACATTGGCAGAATAAGGATCAACATAAACCTTGTAACGACCATTCATCACACCAGCAAATGTGGTAGACGAATCATCAACATTGAGGTTGTTGTTAAGCGCAGGCGTGTAATCAAGAACACCAGCCATCTGAAGTGCAGATGCAACATCAGCGGAGCAGATGACCATGTTACCTTTACCACGGCGAGTCTGTTGACCAATAGCATTGGCATCACGTTCAATAGCGAACATAAGACCTTTGAATTTTTCAACCGACCAACGACCATTGGAGTCTGTATCCAAGTCGAAAATACCAGCAGTAGTTGTATTAACCTGAGCACCCTTAACAGCTGTAACATACAGCGAACGAATAACTTCACGGTTAATTTCAGCAAGAATTTCAGAAGAAAGAATGTTGCTGAGTTCTGTTTCGGCATCCAAACCGTGGATTGCCTTCAAGTCCTGTGCAAGTTCCATTGTGTACTCAGCTTTGAGCGCACGGGAAACGGCCGTAACCGTAGACTTTTCAATACTGAAAGCCATCTGAGCAAAAGAGTTAGTCGAACTATCGCCAAGTGCTTCAGACTGCGAGCGAGTCATACCAGTGGCACTTACATAAGTACCAGCAGAAGGACTGTCATTAAGAACAGCAGGATTAGTTTCTGTGGAACCAACATCTCCACCACCGATTGTACCGGCAGCATTTT